TATCGGCAGCATCCAAAATATTATCAGGAACCCCTAAAGCTTCGTTAATTAAATTAAGTTGTGATTCTCTTATAATGATTTTCATATTTATAAATATATTGGAGTTATGGTTTAACCCACAAGATCAATAATAACATCTAAGTGGTGATCTCCATTCATCTCTGACTCAACACATCGTTTATCCATCATATGAACGATCTCACTTATACTATATGGATAAAGATTATTACCATCCATACCAACATCCATTTTTTTACCTTTACCAAATCTTTTATTTCTTGGTAGGTGTACGTGCCCATGAAGGTGAATAGAACCTTTATTTAGTTGGTTCCAACTTGATAATGGATAATGCGATAACACAAAATCAACACCACCAATATTAACCTCCAAGTAGTTTTGAATAGATAAAAATTTATCTTTGGTGTTCTCTCTATTTTTTTTTATGTTCTGATCGTGATTACCCAAAACAAGGTGAACGTTTTTACAAACCAAACGATCCAAAAATTGTCCTATCTTTTCAACACCACCAAAAGCCACGTCACCCAAGTGAATTAAAGTATCATCAGGACCAACCTTCTCATTAATGTTATCAACAATAACACTATTCATTACATCCAAATTAGGAAAATCTCTGGTCGCATCAATTGGAATATCACCATCTATGGTTCTCCAAACCGTAACTCCACGACATATGTTTTTGTGCGAATAGTGGGTGTCCGAAGTAATCCAAACAACCCCACTAGTTAATATTTTATCAAATTTCATTTCTTATATTTTAAACTCAAACCTATCTTTCATTAATTGAATCTTATCTTCTAGAACTCCATGTTTGTTTGTTCCTCCGTGTCTATTTTCCACAATAATAGAGGTCACATAATAACCATACTTAATTGCTAACTCATAATAAGGTTGGAGTTCCCACTCTTGTGTAAATGTGTTTGATACTGCAATTTTTGGTGTGTTTGACTCCATCGCATATCCAACATATTGTTGACACTCTTTATGTGCCTCTTTTATTTCAGATGCAATAAAATTGTAGTTATCGTCATTATCATAAAAATAATGGTCTGCCTCAAACACATTTCGTGTTAATTGTTTTGCAAAAGTTGTCTTGCCACTTCCTGGTATTCCTCTAACTAGATATATCATTTTTTCCATATTACAAATATAATAAAAAATATTTTTATTTACCATAATTTTACTATATTAAAAATATGACATTAAATGAAAATTATTATTATAAGATAGAGGGAAATATAACTATTTGGCCAGGAATTAAATTAACAATTAATGATAAAACAAATAATAATGAAATTGGAAAAATATTTATTTTAGATATTGATGTAATGTATGATCATGACGTTAAAATAAAAAAAATCTTAGAAACCATAGAAAATTATACAACTTATGATTTTTTAAAAGAAACTGTAACATTGTTTTTACATAATTTGTATATTCAAAAAGAATATAGAAATTTGGGGTTAGGAAAAACAATCAGAGGATATACCGAAAATTTAGGAAAAAAATATGGGTATGATTATTTATCATCAATAACAAAAAAAAACAATATTTTTTCACAAAAAATTAATAAAAAATTAGAATATAAAATTCTTAAATCTGACAATGATTATGATTTTTTTTATAAAAAAATATAATTATTAAACCATATCAGCATATTGACCACCAAATGGTGCTCCACCTCCACCACCACCGCCTACAATTGGTTTTTCAACAGGATTTTTATCTGGATTTTTATCTGGATTTACATATCCTTTTTCAGCGCTAGTACATTTATAGGGTAACGTACTATATTCTACCGCATTTTTGCCAGTATTCCACCATTTTTCAAAATTTGATCGATTAACCGTATTGTCCATTAATATTTGTGTACTTGCTCCAAGTTTTCCATCAACGGCCTGATCCAAAATACAAGGTTTTCCTCCACATAACGCGGACTTAAATTTTGTTTTACATACATCCTCCACATCTGTACCAGGTTCTGGGTCTACAGTTTCGACAAAATGCCACCACCACCGTTGGAACGCAATTATATGTTTTTTTTCGACCGCAGTCCAAGGAACTGTTTCCCCACCTGCTACCACAGGGGCTACTACAGGGGCTACACCAGTCATTGCACATAATTCATCGAATGCCTTCTGTATCCATGAGAAATTACTATCAAGCTTATATTCATTGCCATATTTAGTAAACTTAAATTTTTTACTATCACATTTATATTCTACTGTTCCATCTTCACTTTTCATTATTGACTTAACCCAATCACTAACCCAATTTACCTTAACATAGTTACTTAAAAGTGTATTATTTCCTTTTTTTTTCGTAAAAACAGTACCCCAAAGTAATTGTAATTCCCTGTTGGAGTCTTCACCTGTCAATGCTTCAATATTAACCATCGCTTTTAATGAAAGAGTAAATTTAGTACTATCAAGTATTGCACTGTTACCATCAAAATCTGTAAATGTTTTTGCCACCTCATTTATTCGACCCTTTTTGCTATCATCTTCTTTGCCAATTAAAATTTGATTCAAATTCCTATATTGTCTTTCGGTTAAAATTATTTTTCCCATATCTTTTTTTATTGATTCATTAAAGTCATTATATCATTATCGGTTAAAGTTCCTCCAACAGGTATTGTTGCGTTTAATCCAGATACTTGTGATGTTATGGTTGTGGCACCAACTTTTGGTAATTTTGGTAAATTACAAGCGGCAATAACTGCCTTTGTTCCTGATCCAAGAACTTTATCTTCTTTTAATTTATAGTTTCCTTCTGTTCCAGTTCTTGCTTTAGGAAAATTAACTAAAGTGGCATTTAAAATATCGGCCTTACATTCCTCGTTCATCCTTATTTGAATCGCATGTGCGCATTCTTGAGTGGTTCCTGTTTCACAAGCCCCTCTTTTATATCTAGTTGGTTTTTCTTGTTGACCAACTACTTGTTGAGTTGATCCTACATTAGAAATAGGTGCTTCATAATAATAGTCACCCCCAACACCCCAAGTTTTTGATGTTGTTATTCCACTTGAAATTGTTACTGGATCGTCTGTAACGGCTTCTCTAGAAGGTGTGAAAGACTTTACGATATATCCCGTATCTTTTTTATCTAGCGTAAGAATTTTATATTCATATCCTTGTTGTCCACTACCAAGATATTTCCCATCTGGTAATTGTATTTTAACCAAAATTAATCTTTCTTCTGTCAATAGTTTATTTTCAGGTATATATAAATTTTTAGTTGCGTTTTTATGCATATTTATAATACGGTCCTTCTCATTTTCATTAATTACAAATAGATTTTTTTTCATAAATGTTTTATAATAAATATAATAAAAAACAAAAAAAGGTGAATTTCTCCACCTTTTTTTTGTTGACATTGAATTTAATCAATAACTCCACCACTTTGTTTTAAAGATAAACAAAGAAACTATTCTTTATACATCCAAATTTTTAAAACATTTTGTCCTGTAAAATAATTATTAAATTGGCAATTTATAATTTCACCTTGTGTTATATTGTATTCATAAATACCCGCACTTATATGTCCCCAAGGAGTGTTATTTAATGTCAAGGTATAGTTTAAATTATTTGGATAAAAATTATAAGTTGACTGAACCCCATTAAAACTATAAACATTGTTAGATAAAAAAACAATTGTATCTGATCTTAATTCTTGATCAAAGTTTGTATTTAAAACCTTTTTAATAACCCAAGTAGTGTTTTTAAATGAAACCACATTGTCAACCGTCGTGGTATCAGTTATAATTGGTTGTGGGTCTAAAGGCATCTGAGGTGTAATATCTTCCTTATAACAAGAAGATAATAACATAATGCTAACCAATAAATAAAAAATATTTTTCATATTATACTAATGTTTCAATTTTGTTTCTAACTTGTTCTCCAATCGTCACCTCTTTAACGTTTGTTAATATTACAGAGTCTTTTAATATTCTATGAGGAATGTGAACCAAAAAAGTATTCCCATCATAAAAAGATAAATCTTGATTTAAATTTAATGCTCCATCAACCATTTTTAAAAAAATTTTAAACTGCACTTGGTCAACAAAAGATTCGCTAAGTAAGGTTCCAAAATTTTCATTTAGAATATTGATAGTATGTTTAAAGGTGTTTTTTATCATATGTTTTTATTTAATACAAATATACAAATAATATGCTTAACTAAAAACTATTTTAAAATTTTTTTTAATAAATCCATTAGTTCTTCATTATTTTTTTGTTGAGGTAGGTTTTCTTTATTAAAATATTTACACTCAGTATGTTCAAATCCGTCTTTAGCATTTTCTAAATCAGGTTCCATCTTTGTTTTACTTTCTATATAAAAAACAAACATATGCCCTTTTTTTGTTCCATCTTCTTTTAATTTATTTATAAACCCAACAAAATCTATTTTTGTGCTCAATTCAATATTTGTCTCTTCATAAAATTCTCTAATGGCCGCTTGTCCTGGTGATTCACCATCTTCTATTTTACCAGATGGTATGGACCAAGTATTTGGTAATGGTTTTTTTGGCGATCTTTTACAAAGTAAAACTTCATCTTTATTTCTAAGAATAACTCCGGCCCATTTTTTAAATTTAATCATAGATATTTATAAATATGAACGTAGTTATAAATAACAACATTTTTAAAGTAATACCATTGTTTACATCAAAAGATATTCAACAAGGCATGATGAGAAAAAAATTTGACGGTAGTTTTGACGGTATGTTATTTTTTATGGATAAAGGTCCTCATTCTTTTTGGATGAAAAATTGTTTGGTCTCTTTAGATATTATATTTATTGATGAAAACAAAATTAACGTGATACAACACCAATGTAAGCCCTGTAAAACAGAAGAATGTCCAAGTTATGAAGGTTATGGTGATTTGGTTTTAGAATTACCAGGTGGAACTTGTGAGAAATATAATATAAATGATGGTGATTTTATAGAGTTTAAATAAAAAATACTATAAATCAAAATTTAATTGTTTTTTATCATCAACAAATGATTGAACTCGTTTTCTCGCAACGTCACAATAATTTTCAGACAATTCAACACCTAACCAACGACGATCTAAAATCTCTGCCGCTACCATACTAGTTCCTGATCCAGCAAATGGATCCAAAACCACATCATTTTTGTATGACAATATCTTAATTGCTTTTGAAGGTATATCTAAACTAAATGTCGCCTTGGTTAATGATTTAGTATCTGCAAAATAATTCCACTGACCAAACACAAGTTCCATAAACTCTTTCTTATCCTTCTCCTCATACACCACTTTCTTTTTTATAGTCCCATCCTCCTGTTCAATTTCAGTAGGTGTTCCCTTCCATTGTGGTTCTCCTTTAATTTTTTTAATGTGTTGTTTTTTATAAGCCAATATTACACACTCTTTAGGGTTATAAATATAAGGACTAGACGGACTCATCCAAGAACCCCAAGCTGTTGTCTTACTTCTGTGTGGTGATTCTTCCTCAAGATCAACAATACCAAAGAATTTAAAACCAACCTGTTTCATTACCTGATAAAATTCTGAAACAAAAAATACTCTTCCACCTCTGCCTTGAACATTTGTTTCGTAAGGTATATTAATTGATACTCTACCATCATCTTTAAGTAATCGGTAAGCCTCTTCTAACCATTCTTTTGTCCACCCCCAATAATCATCCATAGGTAAAGTATCGATATGGGTATCATAATTAATCCCGCAATTATATGGTGGTGATGTCACAACCAAATCAACACTACCTTCAGGTAAAGTTTTCATTACCTCAATACAATCCCCATTTATTATTTTTCCTGTTTCTATCATCTTATTTAAACTATTTCTGTAATTATCTGTGCTAATTTATACCCTGCGAATGCTCCTGCTGCCGCTGATCCAGGAAGAACTATAAACTTACCTAAAATTGTGTCATACTTTTTCCTATTTACAATATACGAAATTAGAACGTAATAAACAATATAGTTTATTAAAACTAAAAAGTCCAGTTCCTTTGCTACAAACACAACAATAGAGTTTCCAAGAAACCCCCACATAAAATTTATGAGAGTTTCTCGTAGTAATTCATTTGGTGTTGTGATTGCGTCTAAAACTGAGATTTCTTTACTAAAACCTGTTTTTTTCTTCAATTTTTTTGATGTGGTGTTCGAGATACCATAGGGCTTTTCTGAGATCCTCGAGTTCGTTGTATTTTCCTTTTTTTCCTGCACGACTAATATATTTTACTGTATTTCCTAAACTAAATCCTAAATCCCAAGCATCAATAACTTTGATTGCCTCGTATTCATTATTTTCTCCCCCATAATGGTTAGGGTGATTAACTTGTTCTATTTTTATCGGTGGACACTGACAAAGTCCGGTTCCTCCACATACACATTCATTATCCATTATTCTTCTTCTCTATATTCTTTTAATAACTCATCGTTGGACATTGTTCCGTATTTACCATTAAGACCATCTATATC